TTGCCTTCAATGCCGCCTCTACGAGATACGACATCAATTAACTGTACAACAGTCGCAATATCTTGCAACGAAATTTGTACTGGTTCTTGTTTTTGCTCTTGACCCTGAGCAGCTGGGTTTTGTTGTTCACTCATATTCATTTATCCTTTTTTATAAGTCGACTTAGTATCAATAGCCACGAAGTACGTGACACCGTCGCTTTTAAACTCAGAGATACCCTTCGCGCAAAGAGTAACTTTGTAATCCTGAGGTAAAAGCTTGAGATTATCAGTTTTAATGATAATCTTAAATTCATCAGAGGTTGCGCCAATTTCGACGCCATAATCATCAGAATTATCGTTGTTGCCGTCAATAGCTTTCAGGAAGATTTTACCACCTTCGCCTACGAATGCAACCTCGCTAAATTGAAGAACACCAGCAGCTTTAATAACTGACTGAAGATCTTCCCAAGAAACATCTACTACAACATCAGCAGTTGGCAGAGTAATATCTTTCTCTGGTGCTGCGTGAATCATTGAGATGTCGGCATAAACATACTTAGTACGCTGTTTGCCTGAAGTAATCATGAAATACTTATCATGAAACTCTACTTCTGGATCTTTATAAAGACCGAGAATAGATAAGAACCTAGATAGATCGTATACACATGCTTCTGATGGGATCTGATCTGGGATTGTTGCTGTTGCCACCAAAGTTTTTTCTGGTGTTACTGTTTTAAGAACATTACCTTCCTTCAATTGAATGGATTTGTTAATGGTCGAAAAACTTTTAAGAATCGTAAGAGTACGTTCACTGAATTTCATTATATAAGCTCCTTAATGCATTGTTTATTTATTAATAATATCATAGTTTATTCGAAATGTCAACTATTTTTTCCCTTTTTTATAGCTTTTCTTACTACTTGAGCTATCGGCTGTTAACGAAGCACCAAGTTGTCCCATATGTCCAAGAGATCCTTTAAAGATGTAAGACCCAACATGCTGCAATTGCATCCAAGGGCACATCCATACTTTCAATCCAGCCTCACGAGCTTTCTTACAAAAGAAGTAATCTTCTGATAGATAACGTTTAGTTTCTGGATCAATAATACAATCAAAGAATGCTGTAATCATTCGACTTCCGTCAAAATTATCTGTACGAGCATGATCTGGTTTGTATTCAAGTTCTGGGTAAGCTGCAGCAAACTTAGTAAATGTTTCACGTGCTATAAGCATAAAGCCTGTACCACCTTCTCCAATCTCCATTGGCTCATTCATTTTAAATGAGTTTTGCTTTTTAACTGGATTAAAGACATAATCTGCAGCATAGTTTTCTAATTCAAATGGGTTTTCTTTACCAAAGCCTGCATCAGCAGCCTTGTTGATCTTCTCCCAAGCAATAGTTTTCTTAGGATAAGGACCTGTAACGATATTAAATTCTTCTGGATCTTTTAAGTTAACAGCCATTAGACCTAATACGTCACGTGGATTAAATCCGATATCGGCATCGATAAACAATAAATGAGTACAATCGGATCTTAGGAACTCATCTACAATATAGTTACGTGCCCTCTGAACCAAGCTCTCATTAAATAGGTAATAAAAATGAATACCAATACCATTAGTGGCACACATAGTAGCAAGGTCTGTAGATGCTTTCGTATATGTACCAGCGCATTGAGCGCCATACATAGGTGTACCTACAAAGATTTTTTGTTTTCGTAATTCTTCAATACTTACTTCTATTTTCATATTTCAATCTGCTCCATATCTGCCTCAGCTCTTACGATAGCTTGTAACCTCAGAATATCTGCAGCAACATCATGTTTACTATCATGTGCTTTAAAGTTGTATTCCCATTTTGCAATGTCGGATACAGGAATAAATCCGTTCTTTCCACCTGGTACATTAAAATCGAATTTAGCATCGATATATGTACGAGTATCTCTTACTGCCCAGTACTTAAGGTAATCATTTAGCAAAGAACTCTTATCAGCATTTTGAGCAAGACGCTCTAAAATAACTGGATCAAAGCTATTTGATCTTGACCACCAATGACTAATCGGTTGTTCATCTCTTAAGTAGTTGATAAACTTTTCCATAAACTGTACAGCGTTAAGATCAAGTGCTTTGTTTGGCTTCATATTTGTACGAAGCGCCGGTGGCTGATCTAACCACCACTGAAGATCACGTTCGTTGTATTTACAACCATACGTAACCATCTGATCTTTAATATCAAATTTATCTGTCGTCATACCAAGAACTAATTCTCTAAAAGAATAAGGATTATCACTAGTAAATCGTTCCCAATCAAATGTTGTATAGGAACAATCAATAGCAGGTACGACTGCAGACCATTGACCGATTGTTTCAAAATCTATAATAAAGTGTTTCATTATTTCCTCACGTTAGATTATATTATAACTTATATGTGTACAAATGTCAACCATTAAATGAATGCTTCTAACGTTGCTTCTTCTTTGTTCCACAATTCATGCTTTTGATTGATGTTTGATTGGAACAAGAAATCAGTATCAGCCCAAGGTCTATTGTTATTGAATACTGCTTTAATTTCTTCGCACATATCAGATGCTGTTTGATAAGGTACGTTCTGACAAATATGGTTAACTGATTTCTTTGGATCTAATAATTCGAAATCAGAAGGTAGACCCATAATAGTCATTGCTTCACGATAATTAATATAACGATCTTCGTATGGATGTGTAAGAACAGTTGGATAATGACCAACAAAAGCTCCAATATAATCCTTTGGAACGATAGTACCACGTCTCATAATGTTACCACCGGATGCGAGCTTTTCATATTTACGTTCGCATTTTGGAACTTCACGTTCATATCCTTCTTTATCCATCCATTTACCAACCACATTATAGTCGTGACCAGCTTTTTCAATCATAGATTCTACGTCATTACCACGTACATTTTCAGTATTAAGACTATCGTAATATTCACGATGAGTCATACCATTGTTAACTTCTTCAAGCAAATAACGATAATAAGGATCGTCTTGACTTGGAATCTTTTCATTAATTGGTTCTACTTGGAAGTTTGATTTAACTCCAGCAATAATATCTTCAATCTTTTTATGAGGACGATTATAATATGTTAAGAGTGGAGTACGATTACCAAACCGTTCTTTTTTCCAGAAGAAATAAAATGTACGTTTTCTAAACTGTGGTACACCGTGTTTGATGTTCTTTGTAAGATAAAGACTCATTGAATAGCCGTTTTCTTCACCGATCTGTCTAAGCTTTTTCAGCATAAACTCGCCAATCTTACCAACTAATGCAGGAGCATTTTCTCCCCAGAATACATTTGGCTTTACTTCACCAAGTACGTATCGAGCAGTTTTCTCCATCCATTGATTGTTTTGATTTTCTTCACCAGGCTTAGAATGATATTGGCTTAGACCAGCGCAAGGACATACACTCGACATTACATCAATCTTTTCTCCTAGTGGAGCAGCGCCACCTTTATCAAGTACATGATAAGGAACTTCGTGATCCCAATAGTTAAGTAAATGTTTTTCGTTGTCTTTAAAAACATCGTATGATAAGATGTATTCTGGTCTTGAACCAAATACGTCGGTTGAAGCTAATGCCTCACCACCGATAAGTGGAATTATTGTCGCGTGTTTCATGCAAAAAAGTCCTCTAAGCTTGTTTTCTTAATATTATTGTATTCTAATCCTTGCCAATAAGGATAGTATTCACGTGATAGATGGACAGATTTTGGTTTTTCCATAGCTTTAAAATCAAGCTCTCCAAGTTCATTATAATAGCTTGGTGTAAGCCATTCACGAAATTCAATACCTGTACCTTGAACCTTTTGCATTGCGTACTCTTTAAAATAGAGTCTTGCATCATTTCTTTCAGCCCAAGAACCATAAAACTTCTCACCCATATACCAACCGCTCTTTGGCAGATTACGTCTTTCGTTTTCGATGGGGAGTAGTTCATAGATCACTTTACTTTCCATATCCAAAGCGCCGACTTGTTCAATATAACGATCAACAATATCTCGTATTGCTTGTTTAGTATCGTCCTGTCGGCATAAATGATGTCGAATATCGATGTTACCGAAGTAGCACTCGATATGCTTAACATTATCTTTATTTATGAATTTTTCAAGACCCATCTCTAATGCGCCATATAAAGTTTTAAATGGTACTGAGTTAACATTACATCCTTCACGGTACATACAAATCGCATGACTATCGCCAATACAAAGCTTATCCCAAGTAGGATGTTGTGGTTTAAGTGTAATAGCTCGTTCTTGCATTTTACGTAGATTATCGATATCTACCTGAAGAAACTCTGGTACCATAGTATCAAGTGTTCCATCTTTACGCTTATGACCACTGAATTTGTTTTCAAGCATTGTAGCATAATCAGGCATATCCATTTCTAAGGAATATACTTCTCCTTTAAATCGTGAAATGTTTCTTATATTATATGCATGTGGAAAGTTACGTGTACCACCAAAGAAGTTAAGATCTGTAGATTCTGCTTTACGATCATTACCGTGATAGATATAAAGTCTATCGTATTCATTAAAGTCTTCAGTTTTGTTTGCTTCTTTAGCACCCTCACCTTGTACAGATGGGCGCGATAAGCTAGCATGGATATTATCTGTATGATAATGTTTTAATAGGTCGGCATAGATTATTCCTTGAGCTGCTCTATGGCTGCTTGTCTGAAACGACATAGGAATAAAAGGTGCTGCAATAACTGATTTCATAATATTTACCTTATATAAAAAATTCTTCAAGAGAGGGTTGTGGTTTTAAGTTCATCTCAGCTATATTTAGCATTTTTTCAATGTCCTTATCTCCTGCACGGGTAACTGTTCGACGATCACATGCCTTTTTATCGTTACGCAGTTTACAGAAGATTCCATACTGACACATTCCAACTTCAGAACCGTAAGTCATCATTTCAGTTTGATCTTTTTGTAGCATCTTATCGCCTTTATAATCTAAAACGTTATGAGCTGATTCGTGTATTTTAATTTTATCAAATCCAAAGAAATTTTGATTGTGTCTAAACCATACGACAAGATCACCAGAGTTAATTACACTGTTCGGTGCATCTGGAAATAGTAGTCGTAAAGTGTATTGGGCTCCCGGTCCTGGCTTGACAAAGTTATCATCATTTGTCCATTTGAGGCCAGGGTTAACAGAGTTCGAAGTAGAACAGTGAAATCCATAATAATTACCTATGCCTTCGTGCGAAGTAAGCTCTTTGAATGCATCACTAATAGTTTCACAATTCATTAAGCGTTCAAACATACCGTCTTCACCAAGACCGGCAACCCAATCCATCACGTTACCAGGATGTTTAGCATCAGTACCAGCCTCTGTGTCAACACCATACCGTTCGCGTTGGTACTTGTTTGCGGCTCCCCATAGAGAAGTACGCAATTCTGTAGAACCGTATATAGCGAGTCCAGCAGGTCTTGCAAGAGTTAGGTTATATCGAATTCGTTCTCTTTCACCAGAGGTAAAATAGTTTTCAAAATCGACATGTGCCTTTTTAACATCATTAGTACGTGTACAAATTTGGTGAATACCACGAGCTCCATAAAAGTGAGAGATAATAGTATTACCAATTTTGTTATACATAGAGAGATCATCGTTAGATAATCCTACTATATTTTCTGCAATGTAAACCATACGATCATCATATGTAATCATAGGGTGGAAATACTCTGTATCAGGATTAAGAGCATATTCCTCATAATCATACGACTCGGTAAGTCCTTTTTGCCATTCAGCTCTAAGGTTAACTTGTTCTACAAAATATTTAAAGTCTCTGAACTTTTCAACATCGCACATAGAAAAGTACTTATCCAAAGGATAATCTGCGTGCATTGACTGAAAGCCATCTGCTTCGTCAAATTTTGTTCCGGTCGCATCAATCATTTATCACCTATTAGTATGATGGAATAGTTTGATTATAAACTACATTATCAGTTGTGTCAACACCTTTATCGATCAAATCATGATTAAGGTGTACGACTTTTATATGAGGCATCATCTGCTGAATAGCCTCAATTTGTATTGGATCATCTTCAAAATGACATCCAAATCTATATCCCATTTGTTCTAAATAGAATAAAGTCATGCCTTTGTGTAAACCTGACTGCCTACGATCGTTATAATCGCCAGGCTTATTATTCATGTAGAGAGGATTGGTGATGCCCCTTTCCAGGAGCATCGATTCAGTTTCTGCACGATCATCTTTAGATCTACCAGTAATGATAATATCATCGGGTCCAGGATTCACACCAGTGAAACTGTCACCCATAAAGATTACACCATCAATATCAAATGAGTTGATTAACTTCGATGGTATTTTTTCAAATTCACCAAAGGCGTTTCTTTTACTCATAATCAGTCTTTCCGTCCTGGTAGGTATATGGAAGATCTTTTGCTTTAGGCTTAGCTGATGCAAGCTGTGGTCGTGTCATACTTGTAAGTTCTCTACGAGCTAATGCATCACATTCAAACTTTGCGTCAGCCGTTGTAAGCTGTACAGGTGGAGTTTTCTGTGTATATGCACTTGGTCCACGAAGAATACCAACAATATCCATTTCAGCCGCTACTCGACAGAATCTAATGGCTGAGATAACCACACCACCAGAGTTTGGAGAGTCTTGACAAGATAGTCTTGCTTGCAATGTATAACGAGCTCCACCAAATCCAAATGCTACGATATCGAGATCTGCAATCTTATTATCAGAACCGATGTACTCGCCACCTGGTTTTTGTAGAACAGTTAATGATGGACCGGCATACAATGTATCACCAGCATAATTAACTCCACGAACAGTATTCTGTCCTTTCAAAACATTCTCTTTTGAGATATGCTTATTATGTAGACGTTCTTTTTCAGCCATATTAATAAAGTCTGTATTTGATGTAACACCGTTACGAATATGTTCGCGACCTTGAGTTGCACCACCAATACGATTTGTTTGAGTGTGATAAGTTACATGCAAACCACCGTCAATCATTGCGCCTTGTAGAACTTCAGATAATCTTGAAGCACCCCAAGCTGAACGCATATCTGAACCAACGAAGGTAAGACCTGCATTGATAAACTTTTGTTCAATTTGTTGTGTTTCTTTAGTTTCAATCAGTGTTGGAATACAGTTAACAAAGTGTACGCCTGCTTTTAAAGCTACATCTAAATAGAAACGTGTTGCTTTTTCAGAACCAACTGGTAAGTAGTTAACAAGAACTTCTGTACCTGTATCCTTAATAAGCTGTACGATATCATCAAATGATTTAGCTTCTTCTGCGCCTGTTCTAAATGAAACTTCTTCAGGGTAGTAATCCATCCACTCAGCGACACCGTCAAGGGTTGGACTTGAATAAACCATTGCACCAGGAGTAACACAGCCAGGAGTATTATTTCCAGACTCTAGAATTTCTTCTACGTGATTCATAGCACAGTTTGGTCTAGCACGTAATGCTTCAATCAATGGACGATTTACTTTACGTCTATCGACATCGAAGCCAATTACAAATTCAACATCACTCGAACTATATCCTCCAATATCTGGATACATAAGTCCTACATGATCGTTGGGATTTTCGTTATAGTACTGAATACCTTCAATGAGGGATTGAGCACAGTTACCGACGCCGATGACGCCTACTTTAATTTTTGACATATTAGTCTCCTTTATATCAGTT